GGGTCGGCGGGGCGGGCAAGACGAGACTGGGAGAGGGCCGTTTTTGATGTTTGACCTGTTAGGAAGGCGATTAGATGAGCCACCCCGGAGTGGCGTGTATTTCATTCACCGCAACGGTGAGACTAAGAAAGTAGTGAAACTGCAATGAGGAGGTGTAAGGTGGTAAAAAAGGTTCTTCTGCTGCTCGTAGTAGGGGCATCAATCGCATGGTGGAGTGTAGCCATATCGACGAGTCATCTATGGTTCTCGACTATAAGCGCAGATTCTTTACTGGGCGATACGACGCAGACGGTGTTCACATGGTCTGGATTTCGCAGGTTGAAAGAGATAACTTTCATCTACGACATGAATGATGTGGATACAAAACTGGGATTGGATACATCCAAAGTGATTCTTGTATTCGATGGCGATTCCTTTGTCACGACGTGGGATACTGTGTTTGTCTATTATTCCGGTGCATTAGCCGATGAATGGGTTCCCGGGATATTCAGAATTTGGGACTACGATACCGCGACCAGTACCATCAGGGGGAGGTTAACCAGCGAAATGATTCTGCGCTCCTTCGACATAGGGATATTTAACGGAGGAGATTCAGTTGCCACGTTCAAGGCGGGGCTAATCTGGGAAGATGTCTATACGAGGTAGGCTGAGAGACGCATGGAAAGCTCTTGCGGGGTCTGAAGTACCCGAAGCAATAGGGCTGTCCATCCTGCCACATCAGACAGAATCTGGTAAGTGGCAGCCTACTGACTTCAAGAAACAGGTACAGGCGTATCACGATTGGGTATATGCCTGTGTGAGAATGATTGCCTATACCGCTGCTGCTGTACCTCTGCGGCTCTATCGCAGGCAGAAGGGGAACGATGAGGAGATTACGGAGCATAGATTCCTCGACATGATGAGAGAGGTCAATCCCTGGACAAACGCCTTTGAATTGAAGATTGGCATACTCCAATACCTCGAGATGACGGGCAATACCTACCTGCTCATCAATCCTGACAGACTGGCTCTCCCGACTGAGCTATGGGTCTTGCAGAGTCAGTTTATGAAGATCGTGCCTGACGCTCAGACTTTCATCCGCAGTTACATTATGGAGCAGCACGGGCAGAAGGTGAGATATGACCCTGAACAGATCGTCCATCTGAAGTACCCCAATCCCAATGACCTCTGGTATGGTATGTCTCCCATCATGGCTGCTGCATACTCCGTCGATGCTGATGAGTATATCGAGAAGTACCGCATGGGGCTCTTCAAGCGGGATGCCGTGCCGTCAGCAGCCATCGAGGTAGAGAAACCATTGAAGAAAGACGAGCGGACACGCCTTGAAAGTGCCTTCAAAGCAAAGTACGGAGGCTATGAGAAGTCTGGAGGTCTGGTCGTACTCTCTGGTGGCGCAAAGTTTACCCCCTTGAGCCTCTCTCCGAAGGAGTTGGACTTTCTTGCCTCACAGAACGCCAACATGGACAAGATATGCGGCATCTTCGGCGTACCCTCTCTCCTGCTTAGTAAGACGGAACACGTGAACCGGAGCAACATGGAGGCTGCATATCTGACCTTTCTGCGAGATACCATCAAGCCGAAGCTCACTATGATAGCCGAGAAGTTCAACGAGAAGCTAATCCCCCGTTATGGAGATAAGGACCTCTACTGTGAGTTTGACAACCCCGTGCCTGAAGACGTGAAACAGGAGATGGCAGAGAGGGAGTCAAGATTGAATACCTGGATGACTACGGTGAATGAGGAAAGGGACAGGATAGGGTTAGACCCTGTGGAGTGGGGAGATAAGCCACTCGTCCCGTTCAACATTGCCCCACTTGGGGAAGGTTTAGGCGCATTGCCACCTGAGCAGCCCAAGATTGTTTCAGTTAGTGGACAGAAAAGGGTACTATCCGGAATGAACACAAAGAGCATCTTCAAACACCTCACCATACAGGAGAAAGATGCACGCTGGCGCAGGTTTCTGGCAATCATCACCCCGCAGGAGAGGTACTTTGCGAGAGAGCTTGTCAAGTATTTCAGACGACAGATGGGCGTTGTCTTAGCGAATCTTGATAGGATGAAGGCGTATCAAACTAAAGACCCTACAGATTACATAATGTTTGCCCTCGATACTGAGAACGGTATCTTGCAGGACATAGCTAAACCGTTCTGGGAAGCTGCTATGGAGGCGGGTGCGCTCGACAAGATAGGTACATTGGGTCTTGAGATAGATTGGGATATGCTGAATCCCAGGACACAGGCGTATCTTGAGCGGAAGATTATGTCCATCAAGAATGTCAACGCTGCCACCCGCGAGAAGATACGTCAGATTCTGCTCAGGGATTTACAAGAGGGATTGGGTGCTCCTGAAATGGCAAGGCACATCAGGGAGCAATATGAAAGCATGGCGAAGTATCGTGCCCTCAGAATAGCCAGAACTGAGATAGTGGGGGCAGCGAATGAAGGGGCGTTTGACGTGCTACAAGACGCAGGGATAGACAAAAAGGCATGGCTGACTGCTATGGACGAACGGGTGAGAGATAACCATAGAGACGAAGAACTCTATACAGGGTGGATTCCATTAGGAGAGCTCTTCCCCATCACTCGCTGTATGAAGCCCGGGGATGGTCCGGCAGAGGAGGTCATCAACTGCCGTTGTACGCTATTGCCGTAAGGAGGAGATATGTCTTTGGGAAATGTTATTGCTGTTAGTTTTGTCAGCGTTGTGTGTGTGATTTCTGTTGTGGTTGCTGTTTGGAAACATAGGAGGGACTATAAGTTGTGGAGCAAGGCATTTGGTAATGGGATTCCCTGTGTGAAACCAGATAAGCCGTGGCCTGTTCCGCCGAAGAGGAGGCCAGTATGCCAGTAGAGGTAACTGATAAGTACATAAGGGTCAGGGTAAGGATGCCCGATGAGTTCAAAGATGGTACGATGCGAACCGTCTGGCTCAGCAAGCCGAAGGGCATCAACTCTGTCCAGGGTAAATTGAAGAAGCCACCAGAGGGGCAAACGGGCTCTATGGTCGTGCAATCATTATTGTTTGTGAAGGATAAATGGTCAAGGGCCGACGCGGTGGCATGGGCAAGAGAACACGGCTATACGCCGAAAGAGTACGAACCTGACATCACAGAGGTAGACTTCGAGTACATTGAGAAGACCTTCATTGAGCAAATCCCAATCTATCTCGAGGATGAAGAGTTTGGAGAAGAAGAGGAATCAGAATCCAAAAGTGGACGAGCTTCAATCGCTGAAGTCGAGCATAAGGCGTATGTTGGAGAACTGAAGGAGGTAGACGAGAAGGAGCGCACTATTACCGCCTTCATCTCCACAGAGGCATTGGACAGGCAGGGTGACATTATGAGGGCATCAGGAGCACAGCTTGCAGCCTATAAGAAAAACCCTGTCGTACTCTGGGCGCATAACTATGCAACCCCACCCATAGGTCGCAACCTCTGGATTAAGAAGGTTAAGGATAAGCCCGGGTTGCTTGCCAAGACTCAATTCGCAGACACGGAGTTTGCAGATGAGATATTCAGGCTCTATCAGGGCAAATTCCTCAATGCGTGGTCTGTGGGCTTTATGCCTCTGGAATCGAAGGAGATAGATGAGGATAGCAGCCCGAGCAGGGGGCGGGATATTGGTAAGTGGGAGCTTCTCGAATATTCCGCAGTTCCCGTACCCGCCAATCCTGAAGCCCTTCAGCTTGCCATGCAGAAGGGTATCATTGGCGAAACATTGGCAAAACAGTTGGGTATGGAGGTTGAAGAATGGGCAGAAGAAGACGAAGAGGACAGCATAACGCTGACCATAAACCCGCCTCCAGGCAAGGAGGTAGAATTGGCAATCAACGAAGTCACGCAAGAAGAGAAAGAAGAAGAATCAGAGCAGGTCAAGCCTAAGCTAACAGGCGAGGAGATCGCCGCGTGGAAGAAGCAAGTCCGGCAGGCGGTTATCGCTGGAGTTAGAGAATGGAAAAACTACGCTCTGGGCAAAGTTACCCAAAAGGAGGGTGATAACAAGTGGAAGAGAAAGAACCAAGAGAGGAAGAAGAAGGGACTGAGCAACTCCCAGACCCCAACGCCTTCGCCCAAGAAGTCGCAAAAGGTGTCATAGAAGAGTTCAGCCCCCTTCTGAAACCTGTCGAGTCAGCACCCACCATCATTGTACCTGGGGCAGATAAGGCTGTCAACCCTCATCGCTGGTTCACAAAGCGCATCAATCCGGAGACAGGCAAGAGTGCAATGCTGGACGAAGGCTGGTATGAGCGCAGAAAGGTAGCCAACGACTGGATCAGGGCAATGTGGAAGAACGAACCCCATAAAATATTTGAGCTTGCCTCAAAGGGGCTCGTAGAGGGTACGGATGCGTCAGGTGGATACCTGGTTCCCGAAGAATTCGTGGCTGAAATAGTCTACTACTACGAAAAGTACGGTCTTGCCAGGAGAATGTGCCGCAACTTCCCGATGAAACATGATACTCTGCGCATCCCAAGAGCGACATCAACCACAGATGTCTACTGGACAGGCGAAGCGGTGGCGAAAACGGCCTCAACACCTGCTTTCGGCGAAATTAACCTATTCGCAAAGAAAGCAGCGGCCTACACAATTCTCTCTGACGAACTTGTGGAGGATTCGAGTGTAGACCTCGTGGCATGGCTCTCTGAGCAGTATGCTAATGCCTTCGCATATGCTGAGGATTACCAGCTCTTCAGGGGTACAGGTACGCCATTTGTCGGAATTCTCAATAACAGTTCCGTCAATACGGTGGACATGACAGGAGACCTTTTCTCAGACATCCTGCTCGATGAGTTACTCGATCTCATCAATGCGGTAGGCACGCAATACGAAGATGGCGCTGCGTTCTTCATGCACAAACAGGCAATGACCTATGTGCGGAAGCTCAAAGAAGGCACGACAGGTGCGTACATTCTCGACAGACCCGCACAGTCAGGCTTGCCGCCGACACTCTGGGGATACCCCGTCTACAGAACTTCGGTTCTACCGCATACGACTGCGGTATCTACTGAGTGGGTGATATTCGGCAACCTGAAATATGCGTTCTTCGGAGACCGCAAGAAGATGACAGCCGACATTCTCGATCAGGCGACACTTGGAAGTGACAAACTTGGCGAGCAGGACGAAAGAGCCCTGCGAGTGGTCGAAAGAGTGGCAATAACCGTAGCTGTGCCGGAAGCCTTCGCAACATTGAAGACTGCGGCATCATAAGGAGGTGTGAGAAATGCACAATCTTGACCAGTATTTGAAGGTAGTGCAATCGCACAAGCCTGATGCTTGGGCTGCGGCAGCGGCTCTTAGTTCTGCCATCGATACCCAGGGTTATGATGAAATGATCATCATAGCCAATGCGGGTACGGTTGAAGCAACTACGACGGTGAACATTAAGGCGACCGAATGTGCGGCGAGCGGCGGGAGTTATACTGACGTTTCGGGTGCAGCCTTTACGGAAATCACCGCAGCGAATGATGTCGCCGTGTATGTTGGCAGAATAGACCTGTCAAAGCGGTTACGTTACTTCAAAATCAGCATGACGCTTGCGAATGATGTGGGCGATATGGCTGTCACGGTTCTGTTGGCACGTCATATCTTGCCGCCCGTGAGTCAGACGGCAACACTCGCATTCCGGGTGTAATTCTAAAGGGGTGGGGTCAAAGCCCCACCCCTACTGGGGGAGTGTATGAAGGTCAAAGTCAGAGCATTGACGAGACTTTACGACAGAGAGACGGGAAGTATTCATGTGGTGGGTGAAGTCTTCGAGACTTCGCCTGAACGTGCGAAGAGGCTTGGCGATTCTGTGGTCATTCTTGAGGAGTCTAAGAAGGAAGAGCCTGAGAAGGAAGAGCCTGAGACGAAGGAAGTCAAGGAAGCACCAGAGGATAAAATGGTCAAGAAGGCGAAGACGAAGAGGAAGAAGGGATGGCAACGCAGCTCGTAGAGATGAGCAAGCTGGCTGAGTACCTTCAGCTTGCCAAATCCTCATCAGAGTCAGACCCCGTTCTGGTGGCGATGAATGAGGCTATATCTGCGTTCATAGAGCGGTACTGCAACCGCACCTTTGCCAATACGGGCTACACGGAATACTACGACATCGTAGAGCATGGGCAGGATGAACTGGTGCTCAATCAATGGCCTGTGACCAATGCAACCGCCGATGCCTGCAAGGTCTATTCAATAAGCTGGGCTGATGGTTCAGAGACGGCTACTGAACTCGATAAGGATGAAGATTACTGGATATACGCAGATGAGGGGATCATCAAGTTCGCAGCAGACAGATGGCAGGGCAAGAAACGCATCAAGGCGGTCTATCAAGCGGGCTATACAACCGTTCCCTTAGACATTCAGCAGCTACAACCAGCCCGATCTAACTGCCGAAGAACTCATGGTGCTGGATGCGTACAGGAGAGTTGAACTGTGCTGACCTTTGAATATCGGGATAAGAAGGGCACGTTGCATAAGTGGCAGCAGATGAACCTTCCCCCCACCCTGAAAGAAGCTATGCGACAAGGGCTGCTGGCGATTCAGAGTCACAGTAAGGCCCACTATCTGCATGGCCCAAGACCGCAGAAATTGGGGGTCGTATCTGGCAGGCTCAGTTCATCCCTGACTACTAATGTGAATACGCAGGGCAATGAGATAATTGGCAAGATAGGCACGAATGTATGGTATGGGAGACTATGGGAAATGGGCAATCCCAGAGTGAAACGGTATCCCCAAAGACCATTCCTCAGACCAGCCATAGATGACAAGAAGGCCGAAGTATTCAGGCTGCAGACAGAGCTGAAGACCATCGCAGACGTGGGCGAGAATGTCTACACGGAATGGTACATGTGGGATGATGCGCCCAATGACCAATATCCTATCCTCATAGTCCAGGGGGGATCCGAGACGCCGAGCTACAAGGACAAGTCAACTCTCGATACGGATTTCAGGGCAATCATATATGGCTATGATTGCCACAGACGAAGGTATCCAGAAGCCTTACGGAATCTTCAAAATGGAAGTCTATATGTGGACGCACGAAAACGTGTCCACCCGATAGGAGGGCAACATGGAGACAACCATAACACAGAACAGAGCACCGAAGAAGCAGGAAGAAGAGGAGAAGAAACCCAAGAAGAAAAAAGAGGAGGTGACTGAAGATGGCATTTCCGACAAGAAATAGTGTAATTTGGGGCAAGCAAGAAATGGGCTACAACAGCGATCCTACTGTTCAATATGGGGATGCGATATTGACCGTAGGCCAGCCAGTCATCCAGCCACAACTGAATACTTTAGATTCAGAGGAGAGACCCGGCACGCTTGGGCAGCATCATTCCCATGCGGGAAAACAATGGGCCAAGCTGACCTTTGATACACTCCTGCGAAGTTCGGGCACGGCACATGAGGGCTCCGTAGAGCCACGTCTAAGTAGATGGATTCAGGCATGCGGATTTACGCAGTCAACAGGCGGTACAGGGCAGGATGGATGGTACAAACTTGCCCTTTCGAGCGATTGGAGCGCACATAAGAGCATTTATGTATATGGGTACTATGGAGGTGGAGACGACACGGGGAATGATTCTGTGCTCTACAAACTGGGCGGGGGCCGGGGAACATTCAGTTTCGCCTCAGTAGCCGGAGAGATACCGAAACTGTCTTTCGCCATCAATGGGCTCTATACCGCAACGGCAGCGACTACATGGCCTGCGAATGTGGGGACGTTTGAAACCACCACGCCTATGGTGGGTATTGGAGTGTCTTGGTCTGGGTTAGACTCTACGATGACCGCCAATACTGCGTTCTTGGAATTTAACTTCGATATGGGAAGTGAGCCGATCATAGGCGACAGCGCTGGAACGGCAACAGGTGTCAACAGGGCCTATATCACGAAATGGGAGGTTTCGGGGAATCTCATTCTGCAAGCCAACCCGTCTATGATACCCGTTCTTGAAACTGAAATCACAGCCAGAACAGGCAAGGCTCTACAAGTTACCTATGAGCAGCCGGACGATTCAGATGAGCACTTCTTGGTCAAATTTGCCAGCCTCATGTGGGAAGGGATGTACGACCTCGGGGATAAGGATGGACTCAGGATTGTCAATATGCCTTTCAAGGCGTATGAGAGTACTGGCGACGACACAGTTACACTTCAGTTTGGCGATGAGGCGATAGCATAAACACAAAAAGGGAGGTGGGTATGATACCTGTAAAGCTATCTGAAAGGATAGAGTACAGATCACCCAAAGCACCAGAGGTTACATTCTATCTCAGACCCCTT